GTTCACAGTATTCTTTTGGGATAATCGAATCCCAGTGGTAGTAAAAGTTATCTAACATTAGTAGTAAGCCGTCTTTTTCTTAGGGACATAGTCATCCCATTCATCAGTTTGTAGTCGAATAAACCCGCCTTTGCGGAATCGGATCAGGGCTTGGGTCGCAGAGTCGACTAAGTCATCGTGGTCTGAGTTGGGAAAAGCCGCCATTTCTTCTACGACTTCCTCCGCCCACCTCGTACGGGGAGCCCACACTTTTCCGGACGCAAAGATATCCGCTACGGAATTAACCCGCATTACCTTATCGTTCCCCCTAGTTGGGGTGAACTCTTGCACTGGGATGCCCATTTGTCTAAGCTCATAGACTAAAGGAGCGCCAGATGCCTTAGCCTCAATAATACATGAATCCGGTTGCCATTCCTTATATTGTTCCATCGCACAAGCCTTGAGTTCTGGAAACTCCATTCGGCGCTTAAAAGCGTTTAATAAAATAATGTTGGCGTCATTTGGGTTTTCGTCTTTATAGAAAACGCCCCAAGTTGTACAAGCGGAATAGTCCGACCGTTCATTTTTGGTAAAAGCCGTATCCCAAGATTGGATGATGAACTCACATTGAGGAGCATGGTCTCCTTCCCACTCCTGCCACCACTCCCTCTTAACAATCGCCCCCTGCTCAGAAGTCGGTTGTTGTTGATATTGGGCTTGCCACTTGTTTAAGGGTAATTCCCTACGCAGCGCACAGAGTTCATCGTAACTCCAGAACTCAGGCCATAAGGGTTTCTCCGAAGGCAAAATTGCGGGAAAGTCGATTACTTCCCATTCATCCCCGTCCCGTTCGGTAGCGGCTTTTAAAATTTTTCCCGTCAAGTCCCTCAGACTCCAACGGGTCATTACGATTACGATTGCTCCGCCCGGTTGCAGACGTTGTCTTGGACCGGAGGTATACCATTCATATACCTTATCAAAAACCGAAGGGTCTCCTGCGGCTAAAGCCGCCTCTTGTTCCGAGTGCGGGTCGTCAATAATAACGAGATCGCCACCTTTACCCGTAACAGTACCGCCAACACCAATAGCAAAATACTCGCCATTACCGTTAGTACTCCAACGACCAGCAGCTTTAGAATCAGCCCGAAGGCGGACGTTTGGAAAGATCTTGGCATATTGTTCACTATCTACTAAGTTACGGACTTTTCGTCCGAATCCAACGGCAAGTTCGGCCGTATTGGAACATTGGATGATTTTCTTATTGGGAAACTTTCCCAAGAACCAAGCCGGCAACATATAAGAAGCAAACTCAGACTTAGTATGACGAGGAGGCATATTAATAATAAGTCGTTTAAGCTTTCCACTGGCTATCTCCTCAAATTTTTCCGCCATAACCTTATGATGGCGTCCGTCAATAAAGCCGGGCCACATGGTATGGACAAACTCCAAAAAAGATTTTTGCCCCTTTTCCATTTTCTCCGAATCCATCCACTCCGCCGCCGCTTTTAAAATTTCGGCTTGATCTTCTGGAGGAAGCTGACTTAAGATCTTCTCAAAGTCCATCACGGATCCTCACGTGTTTTGGGCGAACAGTCCTAGCCAAGTTTGGGATTCTTTTACAATGCCCTAACTCACACAGACGGTTAATTATCCGCTGGATATTCCCTCGACCCTTGCGGTTGGTCATATACAAAATTTCGTCAATAGACGGACCGTAGCCGTACTCGTTCCAGAACGACTCAATTACGTTATATATGTCCCGTTGGGTAGGTGTCATTTACCGCAGTCTTCCATACCGGGTTCGTAAGTAAAACTGCCTTGACCCTCTACAACCAAGACCGCGCCTTTTGGGTCAATATCATAAGGAGCAATTTTCCCGTAGACGTTGTTGGTTACATGCAACAAATACTGTATGTCGTTAATAGAAAGTTGCCCCATAAGCTGGAGGATCTTCATCACGGCAACGTCATTATCTAAAGGGGTGGGTTTAGCAATACATTCGATCATATGGGTTCCTTAAAAATTTTTATATATTTTTTTTGGGTTTTTCATTTAAAACAGTGACGGGGGGTGTTTCTGTAGATAAATCAACAACTTGCGCTTCAAACTTCATGTGGGGTATGTCATCTGTAAACGTTTCCACTTTATTTTCTTCTTCTGAATCAATGAGTTGCGAGTCATCAATTTTTAGGGATTGGGTGTGGGGAATACTATGCATGGTCTGGCTGACACCATCGGGTTCATTTTGGGGGGTGGCGGGTGCGTGGGTCTCCGAATCAGGGTTTTCCCTAAGGGTAGGGGGTTTGATCTCGTCCAGCAGAGACTTAGCGTCTGAGTAATCCACCTCTATGCTATTCCTTCGCATGGCTTCCCTTAGCTTATCCATTAGGCTAGCCTTAGCGTCTGATGACTTATGGATAATCGTGGTTTCTTTCGTCTCGGTGAATAGGTTTACCCCGTTAGACTTACCCAATAGCTCTAGGGATCGCACTCGAGTAGCGGGGGGAATGTCCTCACTTAAAGCGTGAAGGGTTAATTGATGTAAAACAAGTGCCTTCAATTTATCGTTAGAAAGATATTCCTGAGCTTCAAACGCTAATCTAAACGCTTCGACTTCCATCTGAATATCATCCCTTTTAGCCAGAGTGCTAGCATGATTGCCAACAGTCTTAGGTTTGCCCTTTGATTTGTATGCTTTTCTATATGCTTCAGCCTGTGTATTTCCCAATGCAATCTCTCTAGCAAATTCCCTTTGCTTATGTGTTAATGATCTCTTCTTGCCTGATCCTATTAGGATTCTCTCAATAGGTAATTGATCCAATGATTCGCGAATAGCTCTCTTATTGAGCTTGAGATGATTAGCGGGCTTTTTAGGAATTGGACTGTCTGTCATGGTTCTAACTAGGGTATAAGATGGGAACATAATAACCCACCAATAGACAGTTTGCTTAAAACACTGTGAATATATACAGGCTGGATATAAAACCACTTAGGGAAAGTCCCTATAAAATATTTATACAAAATAGCAACAAAAGGCTTGACAACCTTATAAACACTATAAGAGAATAGACCTAATGACATCAGATATAGGTAATAATGTCAGAGCAATTTGATAGAAGCACTAACCTATAAAGGAATAGAACTATGAACACAGTATCTTATTATGGCTCACCCATAAAGCACATTATGTTAAGAGGTGGGAATGATGTTGCTTACTGTTTATGGAATGATGGAATTAGGCTTATTAGTTTAAATGGCTGGAATGTTAAGCACTTGAACAATAGCGATTATTCCTTGCTTTTTAACCTTGTCGCAGAAAAAGAAGGAGTAAAACTATGAATTTATTAGCAGATGAAACCGGAACTCTATTGGGCTATGAATTAGACCAAGAAAATGCCGTATGGATTGAGCTAGAGAGAGATCAGGACAATCTAGCATTAAACCACAGAAGGGCAAGGCAACTATCTGCCGTCCTGATGGCTTTATGGGGGATTGATTACGCCCCGATTACCTTCAGCGAGGATAAGAATAGATATCGCTTTAAACAGTCTCCTAGCGGATCATTCCTAGTCTTAACTGATAACGGGCATTGGTTCAGTCTTGACTATATGGCAGAACGAGCCAAGCAATTAGAACCAGCATAAAGATCGAAACCGGAGAGATCCGGTCTAGGCTTTATTAGCCTACTGATGAGATCAGATTACTAACCCAAAACGAGGAATAGAACTATGAAACAGACTGTGAAATATTTTGTAGAAGGATCAGAAGTCAATTATTCGGATTGCCTTGAATACTTTAGCCTATATAGCGGGTTTACAAGTCAAGACGCTAAAACAGTATTTGACGAAAACAATAACCCTGATTCATGCGGTTATATCAGTCAAGAATGCTCAGAAGTAGAAGTCATTTACGAATTTGTGGAGGCTTAATCATGAAACAGACTGTATATCTTGACGATTTTAGACAGGCTTTTAACAATGCCGGACGAGAAAACCAATTTAGCTATGAGGGTTTAGGAGTCCTTTTTGATTGGTTTGAAGAAATGGACGATTCAACCGGAATTGAATCCGAGCTTGATGTAATCGCTATATGTTGCGAGTTTTCGGAAGAATATTACAAAGACACCGCAGATAGCTACGGCATAGATATCGAGGGAATGGACGAGTCCGAAGCCTTGCAAACTGTTATTGATTACCTTCAAGAAAACACGCTATATGTAGGCATGACCTCATTACAAGAAGGTGCGGAATATCTCGATTGTGTTATTTATCAAACATTTTAAGGGGGAAATATGAAATTAGAGCCAATCCAATCCAACATGACAGAATTAACCCTTGACAACGGGATCAGGGTTTTATTTAGCTATAAAACTCCCGTAGCTTGTGAGCTTAAAAATGGATATTACAAAACCGCTAAGAAGTGGAGCAATACCACTACCCGCCATGTCAATAAATGGCTCAACGGAAGTCCAGCAACATTAGCGGATCAGGCTTTTTTTGACGATATTATGAATGGGAGCTTTCAACAATGACTAACCACCAATGGACGCATTACACACTCACAAGGGCTTACGCTAGGGGGATCATGACCGCACAACAGGTCGCAGAGTTTATCGCTTTATATAGGGGGCTCAAATGAGCATAACAAAAGGCGGGGATTTATTTTGTGCAGTCCGGAATGATCTAGGCGGGGATTTTGACATTATGGGATTTGAGACCTATCAGGACATGATAGATTTTTGCGATTTCAATAGCTCATATATGCCATTCGAGACCCGTTTATTTAGTTTGAATGACGCTAAATCTATTTTTGAGGGGGTAATATGAACCAAAGCGATATCGATACATTGTGGAAGATGCTTACAACAGTTTGGAGTGAGCTTCTATCCTTCGGAGTAGTCTTAGCGGGCTTCTACGCTATTTGGCTATTAGTCTCGGCAATTCTTAAATGGAGCAAAGTGATATGACATTAACAGAATATCGGGTTAGCTTGCATGAGGATAAAGGGGATAAATTTACCCTTTTTTTTGACTGTTGGGCTGAAGATACCGACCATGCCGAAGAACAGGCATTAAACGCCTATCCCAACGGGGAAATTATCAACGCAATTATTAAGGGGGATTTATGAACTCAATCCGGACGCTAGAGACCTCTCTCATATGGCAGAGATTCATTTTAAATAAGACAACCGACCCAAAGCAACGGGAACGGGCAAAACGAGCCATAGAGAAGCTGGAAACAGAATTACAGGAAGCCTTAGCCATTAAACACTAACCGAAAGCCCCCGTTTTGGGGGTTTTGGGGTAGGGTTTTTACCTACTAAGTAAATTCATCACTTAGGTGTTGAATTATTTTTTATCACGCTGGCAGACGGACGGGAGGAAGTATGCGAAGTATGAAGATCAAAGCCTATGAAGTAGTCATACAGAATGAATGGTATGAAGACGGGGCGAATGTTTTAATCGGAGTCGTGGAAGACGGACACCCTGATGAGGCTTATTGGGAGACGGACGCAGACGATAGGATTTATTTTTATCTTACTGCTGAGGAAATGGCTAACCTAAAAGTCGGTGATGTTTTAAATGATGGGGAAGAGTTCACCATTTTAGAAATTGATCCAGAGCCTTCGATTTACGAAATTGAATATGACGAAAAGGAGTATGAAAATGCCTAGCTATCAAGTATTGGCAGAGATTCACGCTTATGTAGTAGTGGAAGCCGACAACGCAGACGAAGCGGAAATGAAGGCTTTTCAAATGTGGAAGACGGGCGAATTTGTCATTGACGAATCACCTATTTTTGTTTGTGAAGAATGCGATCTTATCGAGGAGGATTGATGGCACACGCACTAATCGAAGTGGCAGTATTAGCTTGTATATATTTTTATATCAATAAGGAGGATTAAAAATGATTTATTTATTCAGAAAAGAAGTAAATATTTATACGACAGTAGAGGCTGATTCAGAACGGGAGGCTTGGGATAACCTAGATAAAGTCTCTTATACGCTTCCTGAGTGCATGGAAATTGACGAAGTATGTTGTGAATTGATTGATATTAAGGAGAACGAAAATGTCTGATTACAAAGAATACACCAGCACAGTAATACTTAGATTTGAAGGTAATTGGCATGAGGCTGATTCACCGGAAGATTATGTTTTAAGACTTAAAGAGTCGTTTTATGAAAATTTTAATATTGCATTGATTGATTCTGAAATTACAAATATTGAGGAGGTTCAAAATGCCTAAATTTATTATCAACGCAAATGAAGAAGTTTTTTATAGTCAAGTAGTAGAAGCTGATTCTATGGAAGACTTACGAGAAAAAATAGGAAAAGGGAGTATTGATTTTAGTAGTTTTCAAGTATCAGATTCGGGGGAATTTAACATTGATTCAATAG